GAAGATTTGGGCCAACTACAGAACCGTTCAGTTTATTATGGGGACCATACAAATGGACACCACGACACAGAATTCGGTGGTATTGACCAAGTATACACATACGATGTAGTAAATGATTATGGTGTTCCTAGTACCGCAACTCATGCTATTATAAACCTGCATACATATGCGGCATTTACTACGGGCGATAGTTGGGAAGTTTATGCAATCCCCGGTGAAATTGCACATGATCCCGGCCAACACGATGAAGCAGGTGGGAATCCTGTACTAGCAGTCGAAGCAGATAAACTGTTTGTCATTTCCATGCGAGGAGAAAGGTCAACCACAAGATCGCAATCGACTGACAGCAACCAAGTTTCAGTTCCACTGATAGATGGAAAATTTTCATTATATATTGATATCAATTATGACCACGATTCGGATAATGCATTCGGTGGCGTCTATACACAAAGTACAAGCAACTCATCTACCGGCTGGAATCCAGTTGACGACCTCACCCATGATAGTATTCAGGGAATTCTTGTAGGTTACATAGACAAGCAAACACAAACAATCATTAGTGGTGCAATTAGTAATGTAGACGGCGACAATAACCGCAGAAAGAATATCAATGGTAACTTTGATATCTGGCAAAGAACAACAGACGGCGATCCATATACTTGGCAGTTCAATAGTCCAGAAAAAGATAAATATATGGCAGATACATGGCACTCAAAAGGTGTCGTTAACAACAAAGTTGATGCAAGACGAAAAGAATTTGATTTATCAGGAACAGAAGGGGTGGATTATCTTCCATTAGATAATTCATATCCTGCACAATATTATTTGAGGTTTGGTTCTTCAGGACCCGATTCTGCTAATGCCGGTTCACCAAGTCTTCAAACAGTAATTGAAGATGCAACAACATTTCATGGAAAGAATTGTGCATTCTCATTTTGGTGTAAAGGTGATACCACTTCAAGAGGTACTGGAAAAGACTCCCACATAAAACTAAAAGTATATCAATATGCTGGCATTGTAGACGGTGAAGCATATGGTGTAAGTGTACTAGATGCTGGAACTGGTGGTGGAGATTATGCAATATCGAGTGTTGGAGCAACACCAGTAGAAACTTCATATATTGCTTTTGATGACGAATGGAGAAAATATTCAGGAAGCCTTACCTTGCCAACATTGGGTGGGGCATCAACACCTTTGGGCGAAGGAGCAACTGCTAATGTAGGATGTATTGGCATCAATTTCATTGTATCAGAAGATGACGAAGGGTGGACAGGTGATTTTGATATTGCACAATTCCAATTTGAACAAGGTGGTGCAGTAACGAAATTTGAAGATAGAACATATGGGAGAGAACTTGCTGATTGTTCAAGATATTATCAAATAGCCTGCGGTGGGTTTGATACCGCCAACGGCGCAGGTGCTGGCACTTGGGGTGCAGGGACATCATTTCTTGTTGAAATGAGAAAGATTAAAAATGATGGTGGAAGGCCTCGTTGTGTAGATTCAAACATAGGTGGTACAGACAATAACAGTGGCCACCTTGGAACTTATGTAAATGGCTATAGCGCAACTACAATCAGTGATGTGCTTGTTCGTAATCACAGAGGATTTATATTGTCAAAGACGAAACCGACTTCAGATGGCGCATACTTTTCTACCTATGCATTCACCGCAGATTTTTAACATACATACTCTAAAGGAGTTATTATTTAGATGACATATAGTGCAATAAGACTTTCAGGTGCAGCGAATGATGGTAAGTCCGTCAAGCAAACCATAACACAAGACCTACATGGTTTTACTGCCGGTGATGTTATTAGATTTAACACAGGTATTGACGGAAATACCGCAGAATATGTAAAAGCACAAGCAGACTCTGCATTTAATGCAGAAGCAATTGGTGTTGTTGAATCGGTTGTGTCTGATTCAAGTGACTTTGTTATAGTTTATAGTGGTGAAATTGATATGGCCGAATTTGACATCACTTTAGGCCAGGAAGATGTATTTTTCCTTAGTCCAGACACAGCAGGATTATTAGACAAAGCCCCACCCTCAAGTGCAGGTGAAGTTATAAAACCAATCGTAACTCGATTAGGCGAATCTGGCTCACTCGGAACTAAAGGCCTCGTAACAAATTATATTGGTACTTCAATCGGTGGTAAATCTACCGTAAGTTTAGACAGTGTTCAGCCCATCGGACAAATTATTCCTTGGGCTAGTGGCGCCAATACAGAAGTTTTTGATGCCGAATTGCCTAATGGATGGAAACATTGCAATGGTGCAACACTTGATATAACAGAATACGACCAATTTTATAAGCACATTAGATGGAGAAGCAACAGTGATGGTACAGTTAATACACCCAAAGATGGTCATGGATTTCCAGACCCAAACGAAGGTTTATATGCAGGATGGGGCACAAGATTTGGATGGCAACAAGAAATTGTATTAGAAACAACTCTTGAGGGCATTACAACAGGTGATTGGATTTATCAAGGACAAGGACCTTTTGACAATGACAATCCTATTCCAATAGGAATTACATCAAGAGTGGTCGGCCAAGTATTAAATTATGATAATGTAACAAAAACTCTTACCGTTGATGTTCCTGCTGTCTATATTGGTGAAGATGATGTAGCAGGAACAGATGAAACATATTTGAACGCTCACATGAAAATGTTTGGTGATTGGGGCGTAACACTAGAAGGTACGCATCATGGTGCTACTATTGGTTGGATTGATGCTGATAATGACGCCGGTGGAGGTGTAGATTATAATTGGCAAAAATCTATTACTTCTTCAAAAATTACACATGTAAAACTTCCAGACCTTCGGGGTAGAGTTCCAATAGGTGCTGATGATGCATCCCCACCAGAAGGTGCCGCGGTAGTTGGTAGATATCATATGGGTTCTTATGGTGGTAAGGAAGAACATATTCTCAAAACTAGTGAAATGCCTGCTCATGTACATGAATTCCGTAACGCGTCCAATAATGACAGTATACTGTTGATGGACACCAGTACTTATCCCGGCAGCCAATTTGCCTCTGGTGCTGGGGGATATAATGGGATAAACGCAGATGAGGCTATTCAACCATTTGCCGGTGGAGATGCTCCACACACCAATATGCAACCGTGGTTGGCAGTAAACTATATCATTCGTGTTTCTACACTTGCACAGGCAGCACTTCTTGAAGATATTAGTGCTATAAAGATGCACGAACTCAAAGATGCCCATATTGATTATGAAACGCCTGCGGGGTCATCATTTGGAAATATGTTATTCTATGAACACGATGGTTCAACATATGGATGGTATGACCATCTTCCATTAGTAAGAAATCTTTCACCAAGCAGTAATGAAGATTTAGTTTTCTATACATCTCAATCCTCTGGTGATACTGGTGGAACAGAAAAGATGAGGCTTACACAGGCCGGACAACTTCATTTGTTGGATGGTATTTCTGCGGATGGTGGTGCAACATTTGGTGGGAAAGTAACGGTAGATGCTTTACACGCAAAAACCAATCCTATTGTAATTCAATTAAAATGGAGAGATATTGCCGGTGTGTTGTACTGCCACGCTCTTGGCAATTCGGATTTCCCAGGTGAAGAATATTATTATGGTAAATTAAATTATATACAAGGCGGAAATATGAAATATGGGGTATATGCCGAGAATGATGGAATTAGAGGTCTGGAATGGGATCAGGCCGTTTCATTTAATCTATACTTTCCTGAAGAAGAAAGATTCAAGGTGGATAATTATTCTGTACAACTTACTTGGGCTGGAGGAACTGAAAACGGAAATATTGTTGCTGCCAATAATATAGGTGCGGATTATAGGTTTAGTATTAATTTCAGCGACATCGATGGAGGTGGTTATTATCTTCCTTTCGGCGGCCCACAATCGGGAAATGATTCTGTGATGATAACGATATGGACAAAGGATGTATAACAAATGACAAATAGTGCAATAAATTTAGCAGGAATATTAGCACCTGCCCAATACAGAAACAAGATTATCAATGGTAACTTTGACATTTGGCAAAGAGGAATTACTTTTGGCACACATGATGACAGTCTTGTGTATGGACCTATTGCAGGTGGTAGTGGTGGAACAGGAAGCAATAGGCTTGCAAATATTGCCAATCCCGACACCATAAAAAATAATCCATATGTTTCTCCAATTGCACAAAGAGGTGGGGGCCAAGCAGATGGGGATACTATAAAAGACCAACCATATACAGCAGACCGTTGGCGGATAATGAATAGGTCTGGATGGAAAGGTCATGTAATACGAAAAGAATTTGATTGGAGTGATGTTGATGATTTACTTCCATCAGGTGCTTCACCCGCACGATATTATATGGAACATAGTGTGGAAGTAGAAGGCAACAATTCGAGTATGTCACAGAGAATTGAAGATGTTACTATATTCAATAATGAAAAAATCACAGTTTCTTTCTATGCTAGAAGCGTGGACCGGGCGGATTCTAATGTGAACACAATACGGGCTCATATCCTGGCATACACCAAATGTAATGGGTCGAATATTGACGATGGGGGGTGGTCAGATAGTCCAGATGGTTCTCCGTTGTGGGAGGTGCCCTCGAACTACCAACTCTACAACGATAATAGTGGCGAACTTCAAGTTCTTTCTGAGAATTGGCAAAAATATACTTATACATTTACAATTCCGCAGATGGCAGGAAAAACAGATGGAAATGGAAATCCTGTAACACCCGGCGAAGGCTTTTGGATTATTAATTTGAAACCAATGTCCTCTAGTGGGGATCCGTGGTTGGGTGCAGTTCACTATGCACAAGTGCAAGTAGAAAAACGAGATGACACGACAGAGTTTGAAGTTCTGCCACCCGGCATAGAATTGCAAAGATGTCAAAGATATTTTCAGAAGTCAATGGAACTTGATTTTGAGCCTGGTGCAATTGCCAGAAAAAATATAGGAGATGGTGGTGCTGGCACAACTCTGGGATATTATAATGATGCGGTCTCTGATGATGCTGTTGAGTGGTACACTACTGGGTCGAACTTTTTAAAAGATGATTACTACCATTGGGAATCGCCTGGTTGCCGTGGTATCAATTGGCACGGTCTAGGTATGGGCGGGAATCATGATATTATTTGTGAAATGAGAGATGTTCCAGAAGTTTTCATATTTGACCCCATTACTGGCGCCAGAGGGTGTTTAAGAGATACAGTTAAAAATGATCAAATAGAAACACTAGGTGGAGAGAAAAGAATTATACACCATATAAGAGGCATATCAAGTTCAGGATGGGCCCATATGGGAACTACTAGTGGCTCACATTCTCAAACAGATTCTCATTGTGTTGAAGGTTTTTATTACTGGACAGCAGATGCGGAATTATAAAAATATGATACATATAGTAACAAAGGAAACAGTATAAATGGCTGACTGGTCTGCAATTAGAATAAATAAACTCGCTGGAAGTGTTTTCACTATCAACGATGATATCATCCTTTATGTCGCGACTAGTGGCGATGATGTCAATGGTGATGGTTCATTTGGTAATCCTTATTATTCACCACATAGAGCATTAGAATATCTAAAAGATAAAATAATTGGTGCCACAGCGTCTGTTGAAATTAATTGTGCAGCCGGAATTTATAATTTCACAGAGAAAATATTTCCCACGCATGGCCAAGGCGAAAGAATCCGTATAATTGGTGCAGAACCAGAAGTATATAAAATTAGAGGATGTAGAGGATTTACAGCAGGCGTAAGTGGTGATTCAGACCCATATAAAGTTGGATGGTGTCATATGAAACTAATAACTTCTATTGATGACGGTGAAGGTGGAATGACAACAGAACATGGCCTAACAGCAGGAGATGTTGGAAAGTGGATGTTAATATTTCAAACAACACAAGAAACAAATCCAGACTATCCGATAGCACGAAAAAATTTCTTAGGTTCTTGGCAAGATAATAAAGCAAGAACTGGTCTACACGCTTGGGGAAATGGAAATGGTTCAACCGCTGGATTACAGTGGACAAAGATTATGGGCGCCAGTGAAATTGTAGGATTAACTGGTGAGGCCGCAAGGCTTGTGACTGATCCCGATACTGAAGGCGGAGAATCACACATCACCATCGAGAAACATGTTCGTTCTCAATGGTGGCAGATTAGAGAAATGGAGTCGAATCGCACGAACCCATCGTCCCGCGATGGTCATGAACGAAATGTTTATAATGATTGGGTAGAAGTTGCAAATGTTACTGCTAATCCTGCGCCCAATGCGCGAAAATTTACAGCAGGGGAAAACATCGCAGTTCTTGCAGAATACGGTGACACCTTAGGTCATACAGCAGACCCAGCATTTGTTCCTTCTACAGAAATGGAAATTGAAGGCAGAGTAATTCGTACCATTTTCAAATTTACTTCCACAGATAAAATGTTGGCAATTCAAGATGGCCATTCTCTTGGAAGTATTCAAAATATTATATTCAAAGCAGAGGATAATGGTGTAAAGGCCGGTGTTTTTCTTAGTGATAATTCAAGTTTGAATGATTTTGAAAGGGGTGCTGATGCTGAAAACATAACAAAAAATTGTGGTGTTGTTGGCGCCAATAGAGGATGGACTGTTCATAGTGGGTCTTCTTTATATGGTAAGAATTTAGTTGCAGCGACATCTTCGTTTGATACAGTTGCCTTCGGAGGGCAAGGATTTTTCACACAAGATACTGGTTCGTATATGGACTGTAGGCATTCTGTAGCACTTGGGTTTGAACATGGTTTTTATTCGAATCTGCAATCAGAACTAAGATGCGATTATTCACTCGCAGGCCATTGTAATCATTACCACGGATGGCTGGGATTTAAGAATAATTTTGATTTTTCGACAATACCTGTTCCTGGTTACATTTATCAAGAAAATGGACTCCACGGCGTAGAGTTTGTAGGGAAAATTACTCATAAAACCGAGCAAAATTATAGAGTAAATGTTGCGGCTATTACATATGGCCTCCCGAACCTAGACACCGGCTCGTACTGGTTATATATGAACGCAAATCAAGCAGAAGCAGAAAAAGGTGCCGATGGTGCTGGAAGTGTTGCTGTAAATCGTGATACCGATTTAATGGCCTCATACATACACCCAAGAGGTGTAGGATTTTATAGTTGGGGACAATCTACTACTTACGCTCCAAGTTGTATTGCAACAGGACTTGGTGGCCACGGCTTTGTTGTGGGCATGGACGGGCTTTGTGTCTGTAATAAGTCTGTGGCATCTGAAATTATGGGTAATGGGTATGATTCGGCCCGCGGTAAACTCAATGCAATTGATTCAGTAGCCAGTAGGACTAATCGTGGGTATTATCTTGCCGGCGCTGGTAATTATGTTCCTTATACTATGGCAGTAAATAATGTTAGTGATAATGTATTCGTAGTGACTGGCCACTCTGAAACAGCACATACGGAATCAGCAGAGGGATTTGATATGGCATTAATTACACATAAAACTTCTACCAATCATGGCCAGCAAATAGGAACTTTTTATCGAGGCACCAATGCTACGCATCGAGTATATAATTCTGCACAAACCAACAATACACCTTATGATGGTGGTGCCGACGGCGCGCGAGGGGATGGTGATTATAATGTAGGCCCCGCGCACAACAAACCCAATCGGTATCACGCCACCTTGGATGGCATGATTGACTTCACCCACGATGAGAACGATCTTGCATCTGTTGACGAACCAATAACCAACGCACTTGGTCATACAGATTTGGGAGGACAATAATAAATGTCTTTCAATAAAAATAAAACAAAAAGAGTTCATATCAATACTTTTGGATTTATTTCTTCTGAAGAAGTAGCACTGAATCACGACAACACCGAGGAACATCTACAAATTTTCAAAGATAGAAATGAAAAAATTGCACATGTTCCTTCATCTATGGCCTATAGTAATAAATTAATTTACAGAGAAACTCCTCATTCTTCTGGACCAGATGACATACAATCAGGAGTAATAAAGTACCGCGACCCAAGAACCGAATATGTTGCTACCATGACACAACCATATAGAGGTGTGTCTGGTGCTTCAGGTGGTGTAACAGTAGATGTTGGTTCTGGTTGTGGTAACTACAACTACAATGAAGAAATTGAACAGAATATGAATTATATTCAAACCTATAATAGTTCAATTTCTAAAGCACTTCACACAACGACAACAAATCAATTCGGAACATCATCTGCAATATTCGGTGGCGATGGTGGTGGTGGGACAGGTGGATATTTTGAAATACCTACCAGTGCTATTACAGGTGGCACAGGTGGAGAAGCAATAAACGAAAATGTCCGTATTCAATTTTGGATGAGATATAATTCTTTACCTTCTGGGGATGAAACAATTATAGCACGAAGAACTGGAACAGGCGCTGGTGGTGCATCGGATGCATTCAGATTCCATTTTGACCAATCTTCAAAAGCAATCAAATTTGATGTATCAGACTTTACGGATACAGGTTCTGGTTTTGCACATTCTCAAAACATTGCATCAGGAACAGGTGGTGCAAATGGTATTACATTAGACGAATGGCATTATTGTGCGATGACATATAAAACAGACAATGGTGCAGGGGCAGCAGAATGTAATTTGTTTTGGGACGGTGTTAGAACAAACCAAATTACTGTTGGACTAACAGGCGCGATGCTCACACCAAATCTTCCAATTACAATCGGTGCAGACAATGGTGGATTTTATCCATACTCAGGATATATGGACGAACTTCATATTCTTGCAGGACCAACATCAGCAAATATATTCGGTGGTGCATCTGGAGCAACCTTTGAAGTTCTTGATGGAGTTACTGCTCCGTGGGTTTCTGGTGGTCTAACAGGTGTAAGTGGTGAGGGTTCTGTGAATTATGATACTGTTGCCTTTATGAGTATGGATGGACCGAGTGGATGTAATGCATTTTCTATGCAAAGCAAAAATTACACATATGCAATTTGTTCTGGATGGGATAATAGTAATAAAACCTTATTCGTACGCGAAGTAGGCCTTTCTGGAGATGCAACAGGTGGTTTCAACACATATCAAGATGGTGGAACATTAGGAACAGGTGTAACACAAGGATATGTTGTCGGATATAATTCTGATGCACATTATTTTATTAGTTCCGTGGACAATATTCTTTCACTCCCATACAAGAAAGAAATAAAAAAATTATCATTGGATAATGCAAGTGAAATAATTATAGGAATTACATTAGAAGGCACTTCAGGTGCGGCCGGTGTATCAAATGATTTTCTAAATCTGTTCGGCATTACAGAAGGTTCTCCTGCCGATAGTGGGGGTACATTCGGACTTTCGGGTGGTTCTGGTGGTGAAAGTGGACCAGGCCAGCCACAAGGATATAGTGATGGATTTAGTTTTGTTCCCGATGCAAATAATCTTAATGAACTTTCATTGTTGGTAGAATATATAAATACTGGAAATTCTGGTCCCGGCGGCGGTGGAACTCCAGGCGAAGAATTCCAAATACCAGATGCTGATAATTACATTCATGTTTTTGCAGCCCAAGATGTTCTGAACTTATATGCAGATGTAATGGGATTTAGACAAGCCACACAGAATGATTTGAACTGGAAGAAACAATCTATTCAAGCCGCTGCTTCAGGATTTAATATTACTAACACAAATCTAGAGATATCAACATCATTTAGTAAAGGCACAAACGACCCCGGCAAAGGAAAGTAGCATATAACCTGTGAATTTGGAATTTGTTTATAATGTATCCACTGTTCGTTTAAACGGTGAAGTTTTTAGTATTGGTGATTTTCAGAAAATAGCACCAGAGTTCAAACCACCAAATAGTTTATCTAATATACACTATATTCCTAGCAAAAGACACACAAGAATAGAAAATGGTATTCCTAAAAATCATCCTATTGTGTGGGATGAAGGAGATTATTATATTTCAAGACTTAACGATTTGAAAATGTATATTTCTCATAAAAAAGCAACAACTCCTAAAGTTGAAATAATTTTAGAAACAGATAAAAATAAAATAGACCCCAACCACTCTTATGATATCAACCGAAAAAAAGAATATCCTGAGATTGAAGAATTGGTAGTTGCTCTTTGGGAACATATCGTAGAAGGCAGGAATCTTAAAGATTCTGAGATAGAAACACTAGAAAACATAAGAAGTGCTGTAAAAAACAGGTATCATAAGAAGTAATCCTTCCGAAAATTATACATATAGTAAGGAGAAATAACTACTAATGCGACCTATTACAAGACAAAACCTAAAAGATTATGCATTGAGAAAACTTGGGGCTCCTGTCACAGAAATCAATGTCGATGATGCACAGTTAGAAGATTGCATCGATGATGCATTGCAATACTTTGCAGAATATCACTTTGATGGAACAGAAAGAAGGTATTACAAATATGCCATTACACAAGAAGATTTAGACAGAGCAGACGGCGACCCCAATGGGGGTTATATTTTATTGGATGGTATTGATGCCAATATCATTTCAATCACAGGTCTATATCAATTTTCTACACTAAGTTCTAATATGTTTGATGTTCGATACCAAATGGCATTGAATGATTTTTATGGAATCCGTTCAGGAATGGGCAGCATCACCAATTATAGCATCACAAAACAAAATCTTGAATTGATTTCACAAATGTTAGACCCCACAAAAAATATGAGGTTTACAAGAGTAACCAATAAATTATACATCGATGCCAATTGGGGTGAAGATTTCGCAGTTGGTGAATATATTCTTTTTGAATGTTATTCTGCAATCGACCCAGAAACATACACAGAAATTTATGATAACATCCTTTTGAAAAGATATGTTACTGCATTGTTCAAAAAGCAATGGGGGCAAAATCTTTCTAAATTTGAAGGGATTCAATTGCCAGGTGGCGTTTCGTTCAACGGTGCAGTTATTATAGACCAAGCAATAGCAGACATAGAAAAGATAGAAGAAGAAGTTTCATTGCGTTATGAATTACCAATAGATTTCTTTACGGGCTAATAACATGTATTAATACATTTTATTTCCCCTAACACAGAGATTATAACCGCACATTGCAAATGTGTCAAGGAAAAAATATAAAGAATGTCAAAAAACCCATATTTTAATCACCAACAATCTGAAAAGAGTTTGGTAGAAGATTTAACCATTGAATCAATCAAAATTCACGGTTATGATATGGTGTATATTCCAAGAACACTAGTAGGCGAAGATACCATTTTCGGTGAAGATGCCATTTCTAAATTTACTGATGGTAATGTTATAGAAATGTATATTTCAAATGTGGATGGGTTTCAAGGAGAGGGAGATTTTATTTCTAAGTTTGGATTAGAGATAAGAGATTCTATTGATTTGGTCGTATCAAAGAAAAGATTCAACGAAGCATTACGATATAAAAGTGATATAATAAGACCAAGAGAAGGAGATTTGATTTATTTCCCACTTTCAAAGGGATTATTTGAAATCAAATTTGTAGAACACGAAAACCCATTCTATCAGTTGGGAAGTTTGTACACATATAAACTATCGTGTGAACTCTTTACTTACAGCCAAGAAACATTGGATACTGGATATAGTGATGTTGATGTAGTTGAAGATAATATGAATAAGTATGCTGTTGATTTGGTTCTTTCTGCTATAAAAGGTTCTGTTGAGGATTATGTTGCGGGTGAAACTGTATATCAAGTATTGGGTGCATCTGGAGATGGAATCACATTATCAAATGCAACATCTTATGCTACTGTAATGGATTGGACTCAAACAGGAACTACTGGTTCTATTAGAATTACTAATATTTCTGGAACATTCTCAACATCTGGCAGCAATACGGTTCGTGGTGCATCGTCTAATGCAGAATATACTATCGGTTCAACTTCAACTACAACAGTAATTGTTCCATCTGGAATGACAGGTGGTGCAGGCGGTGATAATGAAGATTTTGAATTTGAAGTAGATATGAATAATGTATTTGATTTGTCTGATATAGACCCATTCTCTGGTGGCTCATTCTTTACGGGAGGTAGTTGATGTTTGGTTCGGCCAATAGATTTTATCATTCTTCACTTCGCCGTTTAGTAATTGCTTTCGGTTCATTATTCAATGATGTACACATCGAACGAGTTGGTGACGATAAAGAGATTCGTGTTCCTGTAACATATGGACCAAAAGAAAAATTTCTTAGGCGACTTCAAGAAAATGCTTCTTTGGATGATGCAGATGTCGCATACACAACACCAATGATGTCTTTTGAAATTTCTTCAATTGCGTATGATGCAGGAAGAAAACGAAACACAATTGGAAAACGATTTATACGAGATGCCAGTGATGTTGACCAATTAAAATACAATTTCACTGAAGTTCCATACAATATAGATTTTACTCTTAGTGTTCTTGTTCGCCACTTTGAAGATGGATTACAAATTATAGAACAGATACTTCCGTACTTTTGTCCAGAATTTAATGTTACAATAAACATAAATGATATCAACCAAAAAGTAGATGTTCCAATTATGCTAAATGATGTAAATCTAGAAGAAGAATACGAAGGGGATTTTGAATCTAGAAGAACAATTATATTTACTTTGACATTTACTGCAAAAACTTATCTCTACGGTAAGATTAGAGATTCCAAACACATTAGAAGAACAGAAACAACTTTGTGGAACTTCGGTGAAAAAGATTGGACATATGGACCGACTGGCGCCACATCGGCTGGTGCTACTGGTGCATTATCATTAGTAGAAGTTGGTGTGACAGGAGCAACGGCACATATGTCCGATTATGATGATTATACAAATCTATATGTTTGGGGACATACAGGTGCAAATTTAGACAGTGATGGAGGCACATCATAATGAAGAAAAGAGTGGATGATAAAATTGCTGATGCATTAAATATCAGCATTTCAGAAAAAAGTGAAATAGAACCATTGAAAGAAACTGCTATAGAAAAACCAACAGAAGATAAAGAAAAAGATTATAGGTCTGTTCGTGGTAATTTACATTCCATCATTTCAAAAGGAAATGAAGCAATAGATGGTATACTTGAAGTTGCACACGAAGGTGATTCACCAAGAGCATACGAAGTTGCCGCACAGATGATAAAAACTGTGGCTGATTGCAATAAAGATTTACTAGAACTTCATAAAAAGATGAAAGACCTAAAAAAAGAAGAAACAAATTATACCACCACAAACAATTCACTATATGTGGGTTCTACAAAAGATTTACAGGAACTTGTAAATCAAACGAGAAGTGAATCTAAGAGAATTCGTAATGACATTATAGATGTTGAGATTATAGAAGATGACCAAAAAGAAATCTAACAGCAGTTATCTCGGAAATACAAATCTCAAGGCGGCTGGTGTAAAAGTTGATTTTACAAAAAAACAGGTAGAGGAATATCTAAAGTGTTCTAAAGACCCTGTTTACTTTATTAAAAAATACATCAAAATTGTTTCTCTTGATGAAGGACTTGTTCCTTTTGATATGTGGGACTTTCAAGAAGATATTATAGAAAAGGTTCACAATAATCGTTTTGTGATTGCTAAACTACCAAGACAGACAGGAAAATCTACAACAATGATTTCCTATCTGTTGCATTATGTTTTATTCAATCAGGATGTAAATGTTGCTATTCTTGCAAACAAACTTGCAACAGCAAGGGAATTACTTCATAGATTACAACTTGCATACGAATATCTTCCAAAATGGATGCAACAAGGCATCGTGGAATGGAACAAAGGTTCTATTGAATTAGAAAATGGTTCAAAGATACTTGCATCTGCAACTTCATCCAGTGCAGTTCGTGGTGGTTCATTCAATATGATTTTCCTTGATGAATTCGCATATGTGCCACATGGGATTGCTGAAGAATTCTTCAGTTCAGTTTATCCAACAATATCTTCAGGACAAACTACAAAAGTTCTTATGGTTTCTACACCCAAAGGACTGAATATGTTTTATCGTTTCTGGGTGGATGCTACAGAAGGACGAAATGAATATGTACCAATCGAAGTACATTGGAGTCAAGTTCCCGGCCGTGACGAAGAATGGAAAAATCAAACAATTGCTAATACTTCTGAGGACCAATTTCAGACAGAATTTGAATGTGACTTTATTGGTTCAAGTGCTACACTAATATCCACACATAAATTGAAATGTTTGGCATATAAAACTCCACTTCAAAAAAATGATGATGGATTGAGCATATACCAAGAACCAAAGAAGGATAATTTTTATTGTGTTATCGTGGATACCGCAAGAGGGCAGGGAAAAGATTATAGTGCATTTGTGGTTATTGATATGACGAAAACTCCATATAAAGTAGTGGCTACTTATCGAAATAATGAAATTTCTCCTATGGTATATCCAACAGTTATAAATGCTGTAGCAAGAAAATATAATGATGCTTTTGTTTTCGTTGAAATCAATGATATTGGTGGACAGGTTTCTGATATATTACATGCCGATTTAGAATATGATAATATGCTAATGACTGTTGTTAAAGGAAGAAAAGGACAGGTTTTGAGTTCTGGTTTTGGCAAAGGAAGCCAATTAGGAATAAGAACAACAAGTGTTACTAAAAGAATAGGGTGTTCTACAATAAAGAGTTTGATTGAAGAAGATAAAATCATAATAGAAGATATCGATATAATAAACGAATTGACTACCTTTGTGGCAAAAAGAAATTCATATGAAGCAGATGATGGCCACAATGACGATTTAGCGATGTGTTTGGTAATATTCGGGTGGATGACTACTCAACCATATTTTGGTGAATTGATGAATATAGATATTAGAAAAGATTTATATGGTGAAAAAATTAAACAAGCAGAAGATGATATGTTGCCATTCGGCTTTATAGATAGTGGTCACGAAGAATCATATGAAATTGACGATACGGGTCAAGCATGGTTCACAGCGGAGTAGAAATGAAGGATTTTATATATAATCTTAGACATACAAAAGTAAAGATAGCACTAATAGTCGCTATAATATAAGTAAAATGACTCATTTCAGGATTTCAAAGGAGAAATAATATGGGATTTCAAGTTAGTCCGGGTGTAAATGTAACAGAAAAGGATTTAACCAATGTCATACCCGCAGTCGCGACAACAACTGCTGGTATAGCAGGTACTTTTCGTTGGGGCCCTGTTGGTAAAAGAATAACAGTTGATAGCGAAAATAATTTAGCAGATATATTTTGGAAACCAGATACATCAGACAGTTCAGCATATTTTCATACAGCAGCCAACTATCTAGGTTATGGTAATAATCTTGAAGTGGTTCGTGTCGCAGAAACAAATGCATATAATGCATCAGACGATGGTGCAACTAGTCAAGTAAAAGATAAAACAGATTTCGATGATGGCATTCCAGCGGCGTTTGTCGCCACACAATGGATTGCAAGATATCCTGGCGCACTAGGAAATAGTTTGCAAGTACAAGTATTTGATGGCGACGGCAAGGTAATTTCAGGAGCAACAGCAGGTGCTGGATATACTGGCGCCGCAGGTTCACGAACCCTTTACGACCCAGCACCTCTTGGTGGCACAGCGGGTCAAACTATTTTAGCAGGTGATGATGCAATCGTTGTCGTCAACGGCCTTTCTGATGACATCTCTAAGGGTGATACACTTCGATTCTCTGGTGGACAAGATAGAACAGTTAGAACTGGTTTAACAAGTGGTTTTACTGGTGCAATTTTATTCAACCCAGTTCTTGAAGCAGGCCTTGATTTAGGACACACCTTTGATGTTATCAGTAAACACAGTATTCAAACTCTAAGTGGACCAGCAACAACAACACAATGGGGACAAGACCTTGGTATATCTGGTGATGAACTTCATATTTTAGTAATAGATGAAGATGGAGATTGGACAGGAGTTTCTGGTGAAGTTCTAGAACGATTTGAAAACCTTTCATTCGCAGGAAACGCTAAAAACGAAAATGGTGCAAATAATTATTACAAAGATGTAATCAACGAACAATCTGCATATGTTTATGCGTATGTAGGAATAACACTAGCAGGCGCAGGAAGTTCGGCAGCAGGTGATAATGTAGTTTCAGGAAATACATTCGGAGATTGTGCAACATTCTCTTGGAGTCTTACTGGCGGTGCCGATGGTGGCTCAGCCGCAAACGAAGCATTATTGTTCACTCAGGGATATAATGAGTGGGAAGACCCAGAAACAGTAGATGTATCATTACTTCTTGGTGGACCAGCAGAAGGTACAGTAAGTAGACTTTTGGTAGACATTTGCGATAGACGAAAAGATTGCGTTGCATTCCTTTCACCGCCAAAGACAGCGGTTGTAAATAAGACTGCTACTCAAGCACAAGGTAATATTCGAGATTATCGACTAGGACTAAATGCACAAAACGGAACACAAAACTATGTAAGCAACAACTTGAATGTATCGAGTTCCTACGCAATGTTAGACAGTGGTTGGAAGTATCAATACGACAAGTATAATGACAGGTACATGTATGTTCCACTAAACGGAGATATCGCAGGACTATGCACCAGAACGGAACAAAATTTCGATGCTTGGTGGCCACCTGCCGGTTTCAATCGTGGACAAATTCGTGGTGTTGTACGATTAGCGCACAATCCAAGAAAAGCACACCGAGATAATCTTTATAAAGACCAAATCAACCCAGTGGTTTCATTCCCTGGCGAAGGCGTGGTTCTTTTTGGTGACAAAACAATGCAAGCAAAACCAAGTGCATTCGATAGAATCAATGTAAGACGACTTTTCATTGTTCTTGAAAAAGCAATTGCAACTGCTGCCAAATATCAACTCTTTGAACTCAACGACCAATTTACTCGTTCACAATTCAAGAGTATGATTGTTCCGTTCCTAAGAGATATTCAATCTCGTAGAGGAATCACTGACTTTATGGTAGTTTGTGATGACACAAACAATCCCGGCAGCGTAGTCGATAGAAATGAATTTGTTGCAGACATTTATGTCAAACCAACTCGTTCAATCAACTTCATTCAGTTGAACTTCATTGCAACCAGAACTGGTGTAGATTTCAGTGAAGTTGTAGGAGCATAAAATAATATAGGGAATATATGCCTTTTTCTAAAAGAAAATCCCTATATAATAATAGAAAGTAATTTTGTTTACACACTAAGGAGAAACAAAGATGAACATTGATAAATTTGCCAGTAACTTTCACGGAGGTGGTATTAGACCTCACCTTTTCCAAGTTTCTGGTTCAATCGGCGCCGACAACACAAAAAGAGAAACTCAGAGTTTTCATATCAAGTCCGCCAATTTACCAGCATCCACTTTAGGGAAAATTGAAGTTCCTTATCGCGGAAGAAAAATCCCAATTCCGGGAGATCGGTCATTCGCAGAATGGACTATTACTGTATTGTGCCGAGGAGACCTAGCACTAAGAGATTCATTTGAAAAATGGTCAAATGACATAAATGAACATGTAGATAATGTATCTGGTTTGGGTAACAGTCCAGACCATCAACCTCTTGGAAATAATAGTAATTTTGCTAATCCAGACGTTTTCAAAGATTGGCAAGTTTCACAACTAGACAGGGGTGGAAATGTTCTAAAAGAATATACTTTTTATGGTTGCTGGCCTTCAGAAATAGCAGCGATTGAAGTAAATGCAGAGACCGTGGACTCAGTTGCAGAATTTGGTGTAACACTACAATATTCATATTGGACAACAGAAGGTATCAATTTCAGACATCCAAAACACAAAAAAGCAATGGGTTAATTTCACAAACGAATTTTATATAATGAGGAAATAGAACATGCCGATAGAATTATTTGGTTTTTCAATAGGTAAAAAGGGAAAAACTTCTCCCAATACAAATCCCACAGAATCAGGCGGAAATGCAAAATCTTTTGTACCGCCTGATTTTGATGATGGCGCCATCACAATTACCCCCAGTGGTGCAGGATTTTATGGAACATATCTAGACATTGAAGGTGCAATAAGAAACGATATTGAGTTAATCAATAGATATCGTGATATGTCCCTCAGTCCAGAATGTGAAATAGCAGTTGATGACATCGTAAACGAATCCATCGTATATGACAACAGTAAAAGACCTGTTGAAATAAATTTAGACGAAGTGGATTATGCTGATTCAATTAAAACTAAAATTGCAAATGAATTTGATAATGTTCTTCAACTTTTAGATTTTGGAAACAAGGGTTACGAAATTTATAGAAAATGGTATATCGATAGTAGATTATATTACCATATCATATTAGACGAAAATTCTAAGAAGGGTATACAAGAACTTAGACCTATCGATTCTACACAAATAAGAAAAATCAGAAATGTAAAGAAAAAATCTATGCAAAGGGGTTCATCTACAGTAGATATAGTTGACGGTGTAGAAGAATTTTATGTGTATTACGATGCCTTTGAACAGAAACCAATGCCAGAAGAAGGAATAAAGGTAGCACTTGATTCGGTTTGTTATATTCATTCAGGATTATATGACCGGTCAGGAAAAAGAGTTGTAGGATATCTACAAAAAGCAATAAAACCACTCAATCAACTTAGAATGATTGAAGATGCAGTTGTAATTTATAGAATTTCTCGCGCACCTGAACGAAGAATATTCTATATTGATGTTGGTAATCTACCAAAGAATAAAGCAGAACAATATCTCAAAGACATTATGAACCGATACCGCAATAAATTGGTTTATGATGCCAGTACAGGTGAGATACGAGATGACAAAAAACATATGTCAATGCTTGAAGATTACTGGCTTCCCCGCCGCGAAGGTGGCCGTGGAACAGAGATTGCAACACTTGACGGTGGACAAAATCTTGGTGAAATGGAAGATGTCGAATACTTCAAGAAACAATTATATAAATCATTGAATATTCCTGTTAGCCGATTAGAAGCAGATAATGGTTTCAATATGGGCAGGGCTGCCGAAATAACTAGGGACGAAGTAAAATTTTCAAAATTTATCTATCGACTTAGAAAGAAATTTTCTGAATTATTTATAAATCTATTACGAGTTCAGTTGGTGCTAAAGGGTATTATTACAGAGGAGGATTGGGATAAAATCAAACAACATATTGATTTTAACTATAAAGCCGATTCATTTTATGCCGAATTGAAAGAAGCAGAGATTTTAAAAGAACGAATGGATGTCTTGAATGTTATGGATGAATATATAGGCCGATACTACTCTATTGATTATGTACGAAAAAATATACTCAAACAGGATGAACAAGAGATTAAAGAAATAGACAAACAGATTGCTGCCGAAAAGAAAACAGGCGCAATCAACCCAGATGACGAAGAACCAAACAGTAATTATTAAATAAACATTAGGAGAAAATGAGATGAACCCCGTAAAAAAGATGATTGGCTCGATATTGAATAAAAATGTAAGCGAGTTTCAAACTGAATTTGACAGTGCGGTAAAAGACCGTATAGCAGTTAAAGTTGACGATATGAAGGGTGGAATCTCAAATACATTAATTTCTCCAGTACATAACACACCACAAGATGAAAAAGAAGCACAGGCCTCAAACGAATCTGTATTAAAATTAGTAAACTCTTTACGATTTGTAACAGAAAATAATGATGCTGTTGTGTTAGAACTTCTAAACGGTGAAGAAGTAGACCTCATACCAGAAGATGCCAATAAAATCAATAATGTTCATGATATGTTGACGACAGAAAATCAAGAAGTGTTTAGAAATAAATTGATGCAAGATGCAGAATCATTCAAATCAATGGTTTCTTTTGCTTGCGAAAAAGCAGGATAATAAAAATGGAACAAGAAAATATAATTAAATCTGTAATGGATGGTGACTTCATTTCTGCCAGAAAAGAAACAAAAAATACACTTTATAGAAAAGCGGCTGAGCAAATGGATGCAGTAAAAGCAGAAATATCTGCAAATTACGCACAAAGGCCAGCACATTCAGAAAATGATAATCATCAAGAAGGGGAATAGATGAAATTAATTACAGAAACAACAGAAAATATTCGATATATTACCGAAGATAAAGAAGATGGTAAAAAAAGCCACTTTATTGAAGGTATTTTTATGCAAGCAGAAACAAAGAATCGTAATGGTCGAGTATACCCAAAATCAATTCTTATGAAAGAAGTAAAACGATATGCTAAAGAATATGTAAAAGGCAATCGTGCTATGGGTGAATTAGGACATCCCGAAGGGCCAAGTCTAAATTTGGAACGAGTATCTCATATCATTCACGAACTAAAAGAAGATGGTAATAATGTTTGGGGTAGAGCAAAAGTTTTAGACACACCCTACGGTAACATTGTAAAGAATCTAATGGATGAAGGCGCCAAATTAGGTGTATCTTCAAGAGGAATGGGTTCTTTAAAGCAAAAAAACGGTGTAAATGAAGTACAAGAAGATTTTATGCTTGCGGCAGTTGATATTGTTGCAGACCCATCAGCACCCGATGCCTATGTAAATGGCATAATGGAAGGAAAAGAATGGGTATGGGAAAATGGATGTTTGAAAGAACATGAAATTGCAGAATATGAAAGAATTATAAAAACGGCTTCTTCTAGAGAACTAGAAGAAAAATCATTAAGTGTATTTGCTGACTTTTTATCCAAATTGAATGGATATAAGTAAGTGAAAATGTATTTAAATATACATAAAGAAGTAAATAGGTTATAAAACCACAAACTAGTTTGAAAGAAATAGGAGATAACTAATGGATTACAAAGACCCCATCAGTGCGGCAAAAGACATCCTTAATAAAGATTTGTTAGAAGAAATTAATACAGATGAAACTGTTGAAACAGATGATTCATTAGTAGTTGAAGATGCTGAAGAAGAAACAAACGAAGCATCAGAAACACCAACTCTAGACATTAAATCTATCGAGGATACAAAACTATATGATGACGGCACAGGCAAAGGTGCTAAGGTCGGTACGGACAAGGGAACAGAAGGCAAAGACAAAAAGAACAAGAAAAGCATCGAAAATAAAGCAAAAGGCAAGGGCGATGCACCTGTTCCTGCAAAGGAACATCTTGAAGTTCTTTTTGCTACTTCATCTGAGGACCTTTCAGAAGATTTTAAGGAAGCCGCAACAACCATCTTTGAGGCAGCAATAGCAGAAAGAGTTAGTGTTATTGAAGAAGAACTCAAAGAAAATCACGATAAAGTTATTGCAGAACATACAAAAGAAATCACAGACCATCTAACTGAGCGTCTAGATGATTATCTCAATTATGTTGTAGAAGAATGGATGAAAGAAAACGAATTAGCAGTAGAAAACGGAATCCGTTCAGATATTGCTGAATCCTTCATTACAGGACTCAAGGAATTGTTTGAAAATAATAGTATTACAATTCCAGATGAAAACTATGAACTCTTAGAGGGTGTAGTTGAAAAAGCAGAAGAACTTGAAAAACAACTTAATACTGAAATTGAAACCAATATGGAACTAAAGAAAGAAATCTCAGAAAGCCAATGCAGTAATATCTTTCACGAAGTTTCTAACGGATTGGTTGACACAGAAGTAGAAAAACTTCGTAAACTTTCTGAAGGAATCGAATTTGAAGATTCAGAACAATATAAAGAAAAGTTGACCATCATAAAAGAAAGTTATTTTGGTGAAAGCACAACGGCTACATCATCAGAAGAACCAGATACTACACCAACGGATGAAACATATCCAACAGCCAGTAAAAATACTGTAATGGACAGATATGTCAAATCAATCAAAGACAGCGTAAAAGACTAATACCGTAAGTTACGGATATTATACATAAAACTAGAAATTAGAATTCAAATATTCATTTATAGGACTTTAAAGGAGAGATTCAATGGATACAAATTTAGCAAATGTTGACCAACTACGGGAAAAATGGAATCCTGTACTCAGTCACGAAGATATGCCAGACATTCAAGATTCATATCGTAAGAATGTTACGGCAATTTTATTGGAAAATCAGGAAAACGCAATTCGCGAACAACATCTGCATGAAGCAGTACCCGCCAACGCGGCAGGTGGCGGTCTTGGTCTTGATACAGCAAACAGCAACGACTACATGCAGGGATTTGACCCAATTCTTATCTCTCTTGTTCGTAGAGCAATGCCAAACCTAATTGCATATGATGTTGCCGGTGTGCAACCAATGACAGGTCCTACTGGACTTATCTTTGCACTCAAGAGCAGATACAATACGCAAGACGGCGATGAAGCACTTCATAACGAAGCACGACTCAGATACGGTGCTACAAGTAGTGCTGGCCCAACTTCAGCAAGTGCTGGCGGTGACCCACTATTCAATGACTATGGTGTTTCAGGTGCTGGTGGTACTCTTGGATACGAAGTAAACGGTGGTATGTCAAGAAGTGGCGCAGAAAGCCTCGGCCAATCAGGTACATTGTTCAACGAAATGGCATTCAGTGTAGAACGAACATCGGTTGAAGCAAAGACCCGTGCCCTCAAAGCAGAATACACAACTGAACTCGCTCAAGACTTGAAAGCAGTTCACGGACTTGATGCAGAAACAGAACTTGCTAACATTCTTAGCACTGAAATTCTTTCAGAAATCAACCGAGAAGTCATCCGTACAATTTACTACGGTGCAGTTCTTGGCGCACAACATGATGACCTCAGAGGTGGTGCCGCAGGCAGCACTTACGGTATTACAGGAGGTGGCGCAGGTGGTTCGACTGGCTGTGGCGGTATATACGACTGTCAGTATGATTCTGACGGACGATGGAGTGCAGAACGATGGCGTGGTCTTCTCTATCAACTAGAACGAGAAGCAAACATGATTTCTAAAACAACACGCCGTGGTAAAGGTAACTTCGTTATCTGCTCCGCAGATGTTGCATCCGCACTCGCAATGAGTGGTTTCCTACAACTATCGCCAGGAATCAACACATCCTTGGCTGTAGATGACACAGGTAACACTTTTGCAGGTTTACTAAACGGTAAGATGAAAGTATACATCGACCCATACAGTGGTCCTGGTATCAATGCAACTGCAAGCAACTATGCTTGTGTTGGATATCGTGGTTCTTCACCTTACGATGCTGGTATGTTCTACTGCCCATATGTTCCATTACAAATGGTTCGTGCGGTTGGTGAAAATACATTCCAACCTAAGATTGGTTTCAAAACTCGTTACGGAATGGTAAACAACCCATTCGTAGATGGTAGTTCTGACCCATTGGCTGCGGCATCACTCCGCAGGAATCAATACTACAGAATCTTCCGTATTGATAACCTTCACGGTTTAGGTAGTTGAGAATAGAACTCTAAATAGTCCTTTCTAGAAAGGGAGTCCTTCGGGACTCCCTTTTTTATTTGATATACATACTGTATAGGAGAACATTATATGGGCGACACAGGACCAGCATATTCATATTTACCAGGCATAGGAAAATTTCTTGGGGAAACTGCTTTAGATAGGCAACCCACCAACACAAATTTTCTACTTCCCACTTCTTTTAGATTTGATTTGAAAAGAATACCTTCTGTTGTTTTCTTTTGCCAAAGTGTAAACCTTCCCTCTTTAACATTGGGTGAAATTTCACAACCTACAAGATTTTCCCTTCCAGTAAAACGGTCGGGCGATACTTTTGAATTCGAAGATTTGACAGTAAATTTTATTGTTGACGAAGAAATGAAATCTTGGCTAGAAATTTATAATTGGATGTCTACCATTACAAATTTGGAAGATTTTGACACATATAATGCCGCAGGTCATGGCGACCCGCCTAACGAAATGAATCATTATTCTGATGCAGTTCTAATCATAACAAATAGTGCCAAAAATCCACTTCTAGAAGTAAATTTCAAAGGGTGTTTTCCAAAATCTTTATCTGCAATAGAATTTGACAGTAAAACTACTGACAATGAACCACTTGTGGCAACTGTTACATTTGGCTATACATCATACAAAGTAGAGGCCCTTTAAAAATACAACTTGACTTTTTTGTTTTTTGTAGTATACTAGTAGTATTATACACAAAGGTATATTATGACATTAGATGAAATAAAAAAAATGATTGCGGAAGATGTGGCCATAGACGATACTGAATTGGATATAGAATCGTTAAAAATCCCACAACTTCATAACAAATATCTCAATTTATATACAGATGAAAAATTAATACTTGGCAAGGCCATATCAGATTATAACATTCTTCTAAGAAAAAAATGGGAGTATTATACTGGCAAACTAGACAGAGAAGAACTAGAGGAATTGGGATGGTTGCCATTTCAACATAAAATTCTAAAACCAGATATTGAAAAATATCTAGAATCTGATGCCGAATTAATTCAGAAACAACATTTGAAATTATATCAAGAAGAAAAAGTAAAGTATTTAGATGCCATTATAAAAAACCTAAACACTAGGCATTGGAAAATTAGAAACGCAATAGAGTGGAGAAAATTTGTAAGTGGCGTATAACCCCAACACAGATGCAATGAATGAGATATATCTTTCTAGAGCATACAAATATGCGGCATCAAAAAGTTATGACCCGTCTACACAAAATGCTGCCATTCTTTGGCATCCAATTGTAGGAATTGTAGTACAGGCAGCAAATGGTATTCCAGAAAAACTGACAACATCAGAAGATATTTGGCAGAGTGAAGATAAATATTTGTATGTCGAACACGCAGAAAGAAATGTCATATACAAAGCAGCCAATAGAGGTATAGTAACAGAGGGACTTACAATGTATTGCCCTTGGATTTGTTGTGCCGATTGTGCAAGAGCAATTATTCAAGCAGGAATTATACGAGTCATAGGTCATAAAAACATTATAGATATGACGCCAGATAGATGGAAGAAGTCTTGCGATGTAGGAATACAAATGCTAAAAGATGCAGGAATACAATGTGGTTTTTGGGAAGGGAAAGCCTGCAAAGATGCCACGCAAATTAGATTCAACGGAGAATTGATATCGCCATAACAGATGACATAATTGTATCTTTCAAAGATGATGTTCATATGAATGTATCATGTGACCGTGGCATTGCAAAGGAAATATCTGAATATTTCACATTTGAAGTTCCTGGCCACAAATATATGGCGTCATATAGGTCAAAGTTTTGGGATGGAACAATCAAACTATACAATATGTACGACCAAAGTTTGTATAGAGGATTGATGGACTATTTGACACAGTTTGCTGTTGACAGAAAATACACAATCAAAATCCCCGATACTCCATCAGAAAAACATTCCAAAGAATCTGTCGAAAAATATATGGCCGAATATATCCAACCACACGCAATGGGAAAAGATATAAAGGCGTTTCCACACCAAGTAGATGCAATAATGCAAGCACTAAACAAAAAGAGGTGTTTACTGTTATCGCCAACAGGTTCAGGAAAATCTTTGATTATATATTCATTGATGAGATATTATATCGATAAGATACCAAAGGATAAAAAGATTCTATTGGTAGTTCCTACAGTGGCATTGGTATCTCAGATGCGTTCAGATTTTATTGATTATTCCAAGAAAAATAAGTGGAAAGTCGATTCCAATTGTCATTGTTTATACGCAGGGCAGGGGAAAGAAACTGATAAAAAAGTAACGATATCAACTTGGCAAAGCATATACAAGATGCCTGATAAGTTCTTCAAGGACTTTTATGTTATATTCGGGGATGAGTGTCACTTATTCAAATCTAAGTCCTTAACATCGATTATGACGAAACTGAGGGACTGCCCGTACAGGGTCGGCACCACTGGAACATTAGACGATGTTCAAATTAATAAGTTAGTAATTCAGGGATTATTTGGTTCGGTGTATAAAGTGACAACCACAACAGAACTTATTGAACAGAATATGCTTTCTAATTTAAAAATCAATTGTATATTGTTAGAATATTCTGATGCAGAGAAAAAAGAGGTACGGAGAGCAAAATACCAAGAAGAAATGGATTGGCTAGTAAAAAACGATAAAAGAAATAATTTTATTACAGATTTATCTCTTACCCTCAAAGGAAATACACTAGTGCTGTTTCAGTTTGTCGAGAAACACGGAAAAATACTATATACTAATATAGAAAGTAAAACAAAAAACAATAGAAAAGTATTTTTTGTATATGGTGGAACTGATGTTGATGTTAGAGAAGAAATTAGACATATTGTTGAAAAAGAGGATAATGCCATTATCATTGCATCTTATGGAACTTTTAGTACAGGCATTTCTATCAGAAATCTACACAATATTATTTTCGCTTCACCCTCAAAAAGCAGAATTAGAATATTACAATCTATCGGTAGACAATTACGAAAATCGGAACAGAAAGTAATGGCAAATCTTTATGATATTGGAGATAATCTTGCGTGGAAATCGTGGAAGAACCACACATTTAGACATTTCGCAGAAAGATTAAAAATATACAACTCCGAAAAATTTGAATATAAAACAGACAGAATAAAACTATAGGGGATAAAGATGAGCAAATATCAAATATTAAAACTAAGAAGTGGTGAAGATGTAATCACAAAAATAGTAGGAAAGTCAAAAGATAAATATACTTTAGACCGACCAATGCAATTGAAAGTTTCATCTTATATAGACCCAGTGAGTGAAGAAAGAAAAGATGTAATGCTGATGAGAGATTGGTTGCAAAACACCAACCAAATAAATGTGGACATTCCAGTAGATTGGGTAGCAACAATTCTTGAGCCAGATGCTGAAACTGTTGAATCTTATGATGAAGCAAAGAATAAAGAAGATACAATGGCAACTCAAGATGAAATTGATGAAGAAAATATAGAAGATTTTATTGAATCACAAAATATTCTTGTTACAATAGCAATACCACCGATGATATTCTTTCATATGTTAGCACAAGGATTAGTTGGAAAAGACGGGCTTAAAGGAATGAGCGATTATAAAGATTGGTCGCCAAATATTGATGATTATTTAGACGATGATGAGGAATAGATTATGGCTGGCAAGAAAAAGAAAAAGAAAACAACCAACAACTATATCGATAATGAAGAATTTTTCAAAGCAATGTGTGAATGGAAAATTTTAGTAAACGATGCAACAGAATCAGGTGAAACAGTACCACCTGTGACTAATTATATTGGTGAGTGTTTTTATAAAATATCTGAACACCTTTCATATAGACCAAATTTTATCAATTATCCATTTAGAGATGAAATGGTTGGAGATGGAATCGAAAATTGTCTAATGTATTGCCATAATTTCAATCCAGAAAAATCAAAAAATCCATTTTCATATTTTACTCAAATCATATATTATGCATTTTTGAGAAGAATACAAAAAGAGAAAAAACAAAATTATATAAAGTATAAATTGGTAGAAGCCAATGATACCGAAGGAAATATTCCAAGATGGTATTCAGACACTTATGCCGACCATAAAGATTCTGCAATGAGAAATCCGTATGCAGATATGTTCGGCCTGTCACAATGCGATATTGAGAAATTTTCCCCAAAACCAAAAAAGAAAAAAAACAAACAAGCAGAAATTGATAATATTTTACAGGATGATGATATAAGTGAAGATAGCAATAATAAATGACACCCACTGGTCTGCCAGAGGTGACTCACAATTATTTTTTGATTATTTTATGAAGTTTTTTGATGATGTGTTTTTCCCACATCTAAAAGAACATAACATAAAAACAATTATACACGCAGGAGATTTAATGGACAGGCGTAAGTTTGTCAATTTTAATATTCTGAACCAAATTAGAACTAGATTTATGGACAAACTTCGTGATGAAGGTATAAAAATGCATTGCATTTTAGGCAACCACGATGTTTATTATAGAAATACAAATTCTGTTAATTCTTTACGAGAATTATTTTCTGATGATATAATCATTTACGAAAAACCTACTGTGGTAGATTTTGACGGCCTAAACATAGCATTATTGCCTTGGGTGAATAAAGAAAACTATGATGAATCTATAAACTTTATAAAAACCGCAGGTGCGCCAATTCTGGTCGGACATCTTGAATTGAGTGGATATGATGTGATGAGAGGAATTAAACATGAAGGCGGAATGGATGCAAAGTTGTTTGAACGATACGAGCAGGTATTGACTGGCCATTTTCATTGCCGGCAAAAACACGACAACATTTATTATATGGGAACACAATACCAAATAACATTTGCTGATTTGAAAGAACAAAAAGGTTTTCATGTTTTTGATACAGAATATAGAGAACTTGAATTTATTCCAAACCCACATAAAATGTTTCATTCTATATCGTATAATGATGAAACAGGCCCAATTGATATTGAACAATTTAATTGCAAGCACCTCAAAGATTCGTATGTTAAACTATTTGTAGAACACAAAAAGTATCCATATTCGTTTGAGAGGTTTATGGATAAGTTGTATGATTGCGGAGTAATAAAAATTACTGTTGTTGAAGAAGTCATAAATTCAGAATGGACAAAAGAAGAAATGGTAGATTTGTCCCAAGATACGGTAACTCTTATCAACAATGAAATTGATTCTCTTGAAGAAGTCAAAGATAAAGAACGAATGAAACGACTTATCAAAGACATTTATATGGAGAGTTTGTCTTTGTGATATACAATATTGACTGTATAGATTTTATGAAGAATTGTAAGAGTAAAGTTAATTTGGTTCTTACAAGTCCACCTTATAATATGACCAAACGACCAGGCGGCGA